AATTAGTATATACAATCAGTTTATAAAACATTTTAAAAAATATAAAAATATAAGTATTTTACATTCTTTTATTGACAAAAATTTAAGGGCTATTATACCAGAAAATTTTTATATAACATTGAAAAATAAACTTTATATAAGCTATTACAATTTGAAAACACACAAGAAAAAGGTGAAGTGCAATTATAAAAATACTACTGACTTGTTAAACACTATTAAACGTTCGTGTTTTTATCCTATTTTTTTAAACGGAGATTTGGTATATAAAAAAAAGTACTTAGACGGAATGAACCCCTATATTTTCGACATTAATCCAAATAAAAAAATATTGTATGTCGATTTATTTGGTTATGATAAACTGGGTCACATATTTTCTGTTAAAAATGAGCGTTCCAATATACATCGCGTTCTATCTGGTGTTCTCGATGTACATCTTTTTTTCATAAAAAAATCCCCGTCACAAATGTGCAGCTATGTAAACGATTGGTCGGCTTTTAGCTGCATTAAAAACAGGTTTGTCAAATATATATTTGAAGTCTTAACATGTTACATCGTATTTATAATTATTTATTTAATGAAATATATACCGCCATTTTATTCGCAAACACTCATATCGAAAATAATTAAAAAAATAATAAGAAATGTATATATCTTGATTATTGATCACTATTGTCTATGAAAATATTCTAGAAGTAATAAAACTATTTTCACTAGGCGGTGGATTCGTTGTTTTATAAATAATATATGCACCAATAGGAGCAAGCATCCATATCGGCACATTTGGCCCTGGTTCATTTCCTCTGGGTCCCGATAAAGAATATCTTCTTTTTGTAAATGATAATATTTTTAACATTATAAATACTAATAATGTTAAATTTTTAAGTTTATTTATGATCAATAAAAAAGACCACCGCGTCCCCGCTTCTTTGTTTTCTCTCGACCTTTCATCTTCCGTTGAGTCTTTTTTGGCTTAGATTTAATCTTGACTGCGTTTTCCTTCATATTATCGGCTGGTCTATAACGCAGAAAAAACTCATCATATTCTTTTGTCCCCTTTTTGTCTTTTAATTCCATATATTTCATCGATTTTTGTGCCCTTATCTCTTCCAACGTCAATTGATGACCATAACATTTGATACTAAAACGTTTTAGCAAGCCCTTTTGCTTCAATCGATTCGCCTGCTGCACTTTAAATAAATACTGCGACATACACAATATTCTATCGGTATCATAATAGTCTCTCGATGAATATAAGAATGCCAAATAGAAGCTCAACATAGTATCGATCGACGCGACCTTTATTGTCTTCTTATGTATTTTTATTGTATTGTAACTGTGACAAGCAATTGGTTGATAAATAAAGGCGACTGTTTCATTTCCTACTTTAATTTCGTAATGAGGAGCCACTATTTCTCCTATAGCTGATTTCTTTATTATTTTAACGTCATCCAAACCAATGTCAGAAAGCCGCTCTTTCACAATTTCCGCAGTTGTTTCAGGATTCTCCGATAATACATCAAAATCGGGGTTCTTCTCGAATTTTTTACGCAATGCTGGTGGCATATAAGTAGAATATAGAGACATTGCATATCCACCAAAAAAAACTGCACCTTGGTCTATTAATGTATCGCATACAGTATCATATATCTCATCGACATTTTCATTTTTATCCATTTTTCTCTGAAAACTTATATCTCCGCAACCGTGTGCCCTTAACGGGTAATTCTTATTCAATAATGTCAATCTTTTAAGCACTTTTTCCCAACGACTGGTATCTCCTGCCGGCCTAGATAACTCTAAATACATTGACATACGTAAATAGTTTGGCGGAGCGTAATAAATACCGGAAACTTTGATGGAGTCCTTTTTAATAGAATCAAAAATATCCTTGTGTAGAAAAGTAATATCAGCAACAGGTATAAAATTCACATATACTTTATAAGTCCCCTCGTGCATTCCTTGTTTTCCTTCTACTTCTACAAATCCCTCTTTCACATATATGTCACATAGCTCTTTCGCATCTTCTATAGCGTTCGGTGAAAAGAAATCATAATCAGGTAATTCATAGTCTCTATCATAAAATTGATCTTCCTTTGGCAATATAGAATTGATTGCAGTGCCACCATATGCCACCAATTTCTTTCTTCTTAGAAAATTCTCTATTATGTTGAAAATCTTTTTTACTTCTGGTGAATTTGCCACTTCTCTTCCCAAATTTTTTTCAGCTTTATCTGTTGCGACCCTGAGTATCGCTAATTCACACTCATTAAAAGTCATTGTTTTATCACATACTTCTTTTTTCATAATAGTCTAACTATTATTTAGTTAGATTATTATTTTACACCAACTAATATTTTTTGAACAAAAATTATATTTGAATAGAGTAATAATCCGTAGAAATTCCTCTTGTTGCATAGCTCATCTCTTCTGGGTTAGCTGGTGTTGCCTTTATTGTCTCTTGTATATATCTTAAATTTTCAGGCTTTAAAACAAACGCAGATTTCCGATCATCAAAATATTGATTTGTTATTTCTAAATTTGTATCCGCTTTTTGATATCTTAATGCAACTAGCTGGCAACCCATATCCATACATATTAAACCATTAGGATTTTCTGGATCAGAACCCGAATCAGGTAATACAATTGTCATATTTCGTTTATTATAATTCGTCAATTCATTCATATCTGGCGTATATTTAACATCATAATAGCTTAATGCCCGCATAAATACAGAATTACTTGTCATATTTACATATTCATAAAAATTGGAATTTTCCATAAATGCGGTATTTAATCGATCAACAATAATAATGATTTTCTTCTGCAAGTCTTTTAAATTAACATTACCTAAATTATGTGTTAAATATTGACTATTCGACGAAGACCCGGAATCAGAACTAGACGTATCTTGAAAACCGTTAGACATATAAGTATATTCAAAACTGTAATGCGGACCTAACAAATAATCCTTATAACCGTTCAAGATGTTTGCAAGATTATCGTACATACGCGGATTTGTACTTTTTATTCTCAAATGAATCAAAATAGGGTCATTTGGATTCGGAGTAATACCTCCGTCAAAACACGACGACTTGATTATTTCCATCACAGATGAAAATAGTACTGAATTGTATGTCTCTTTAACATAATAGTTTGGCACAGTAGATGTTGCTACAACTGGTTGATCATTCATTGAATAAATTTCAAAATCGAGACACCGGACACCCTGTTTTATAATATCAACCAATGCACACGTATCTACATAATCGTTTTTATATAAACCTCCACTGCAGCAATTATATGCGGTTTTAATATAATAGTCTTTTAATGTAAATGAATAATCGGGCTTAGCATAATTAATCGATTTAATAAACGTATTTTTATTTTTGTAGAGAGAATTCATTATATTGCATTCTCTCGATTCAAGACCACTCATATAATAATAATAAATGCAAACCATAATGATTATTATTACAAGTATAAAATATATACCTACAGTGGCCGACATATTTTTCATTTCTTTAATAGCCGTTTTTAGAGCTTGATCCATTATATCTACTATAATATATTATTTTATTGTATTTTCAAAGTAGCTTTTATTAATAATAATAACAAAAAGTTTAAAAATATAAACAACTAATTATATATACAATGCCAGGAGGTTTAATGCAATTAGTATCAGAAGGACAACAAAATATTATTTTAAATGGAAACCCATCAAAAACTTTTTTCAAATTCGCTTATGCTAAATATACTAATTTTGGTTTACAGAAATTTAGAGTCGATTTTGAGGGTTCAAAAACACTCAGGCTATCAGAGCCTTCTTATTTCACCTTTAAAATTCCAAGATATGCCGATCTACTAATGGATTGCTATTTATCGATTGATCTCCCAAATATTTGGAGCCCTATTGTCCCTCCTGATTCAAATCCAAGCACACCAAATTATACAAATGGAAAATGGGTTCCATATGAATTCAAATGGATCGAATATTTAGGTGCTCAAATGATCTCCAAAATTGAAATCACTTGCGGAAACCAGACATTGCAAGAATTCTCAGGTGCCTATTTAGTCGCAATGGCCCAACGTGATTTCAGTGCAGAGAAGTTGGCCTTGTTTCAAAAAATGGTCGGTCATGTACCTGAGTTATATGATCCAGCTAATGCAGGCACACGCGTCAATTCATACCCAAATGCGTATTATACTACTAATTCGGCCGGTTCAGAACCATCCATTCGAGGTCGCACTGTTTATGTCCCATTAAACGCCTGGTTTAATTTAAAAAGTCAAATGGCATTTCCACTTATTTCGCTTCAATATAATGAATTACATATAAATGTCACTATGCGACCAATCCAAGAATTGTTTCAAATCCGCGATGTTTACGACGTGACTAATAATTTTCCTTATATAGCCCCTAATTTTAATCAATATTATATGCAATTTTACCGTTTTCTTCAAACGCCACCAGATGTTAATTTAGGTGTGTCCTCATATGTTGATACGCGTTCAATTTGGAATGCCGATATTAATCTAAATTGCACTTATTGTTTCTTGTCAAATGATGAATCGCGTCTTTTTGCACTGCAAGAACAGAAGTATCTTTTTAAACAGGTGAGAGAAAGTATATATTACAATGTAACTGGACCGAACAAAATCGCGGTTGATTCTATCGGTATGATATCTAGTTGGCTTTTTTATTTTCAAAGAAGCGATGCAAATTTACGCAATGAATGGTCAAATTATACTAATTGGCCATATAATTATATACCAAATGATTTAGTAATCGCTCCAACCGATGGCACATACACAGTGTATCGCAATGGCACAGCAGTTAATATTGGACCAGGTGTAAATACGAACGGTAATCTTACAGGATGGCTAATAACAGGAATCAGTAATTTTGAAAACATTAAGGAAATATTGGTCAGTATGGGTGTGTTACTGGATGGTATTTATCGAGAGAATGATCAACCAGTTGGTGTCTTTAATTATATAGAAAAATACACTCGTACGGGTGGAAATGCACCAGACGGGTTATATGTATATAATTTTTGTTTAGATACATCTCCATTTAATTTGCAACCTACTGGTGCGATGAATATGAGTCGATTTACCACGATTGAATTAGAAACGAATACAATAATTCCGCCGTTAGACCCATATGCACAATCATTAGCAATATGCGATCCACAAAGCGGACAGATTATTGGAATTAATAAACCTACATGGCGTATTTATGACTATAACTTTAATTTAGTATTATTCGAAGAAAGAGTCAATATGATTACCTTTGTCGGTGGAAATTGTGGTTTAATGTATGCTACATAATAATGTCATATCTATAATATTATATTATTTTTATAAGTATAATAAGTAGAAAATTAGCAATATTTATATATTAAATATATAAATGAGTAATATTTTTTTTAATGTAAAAAAAAAATTTGTTCATACGTACAATAAAGATAATATTTTAAACATCAAAAAAGCGATCAGGAACAAAAGACTTAGACAAATGATGCGAAAAATAAAAGCGGCATTTAAAAATAAGCTGTTTCATAGTTTTAAAAATATTTCCAATTTTGAATCCATCGGTTATATTAAATCATTTAGTGATTCAATCAATAACCCTTTTATTGAAGAGAAAAATATAGTTAAAACAGATCCTAATTTTGTTATTAAAAATAAAATTAATAATCTTGATCATTTAGACAGTTTTATATTAATTATCGATTTCCCTAATTTAGGTGGAGGTACAGCGTTTTTTATAAACAGTGTTATTAGTAAATATAAAAGCACCAATAATTTTCTTATTGTGAGAAACTTTGATAATCAAACAGTATTCAATGTAAATGAAGAATACGAATTAGACAAAAAATATAACACACGAGACAGCATTATTTTTTTAGAAAATATAAAAGATAAAATAATCAAAATATTTGTAAATCATATTATCGGACACGATCAGAAATTTATTGATAAATTATTTACTTTTAATAAAGATATTAGTACAATAACCCACGACTTTTCATTATTAATAGACAAATATAATCCGTCATATAGAGAAATTATAAACAATAGATTTAATTATAAGACCAATATTAATATAAATTTATATAATAGAATCATTACCCAAGATATTGCAAACATTAATATTTTTAAACCATATTACATAAACAGTAAAAATATATATGTTGCACCATTGCCAGATTTCAGAAACTCAAAGGATAAAATAATAACAAATAATAAAAATATTGTGATAGGTATCATTGGCTACATTTCTGATATTAAAGGAAAAATTCTTTTAAAGAAAATCATAGATTTCTATAGAAATTCAAAAAATGTAAGCATTATTGTTTTTGGAAATGCCGAAATTAGTGGATTCAATAATAATCATCCGTATAGTTCGGTCGATGAATTGAATAACACACTAACGCTTTATAAACCAAATATTCTATTAGAATTATCGATATGGCCAGAGACGTATAGTTATACATTAACACTTGGTATGAAAACTCAATTACCTATTTTATATTTTAAAAAACCATTTTATTCGGTTATTGAAAATAGATTAAAAAAATACAATAAAGCATACCCTTTTGACTCGATTGATAAATTGAATGAGCTAGTTATGCAAAATAAACAAAATTATTTATATACAATTGAACCCAAAATTTATTTCAACGTATTTTGGGACATTTATTTTTCCGAAAAGATTTCATCAAATAACAATAGCGACGATAATCTAATTTTTCAAAACTCAAACAACAAATTATTAATCCAGGATTATAAAAATATAATTGAAGTTAATATTGATGAAGAAGATGATGATGATAATCTGGATGACGATGAAGACGAGGAATCAACCGAAAAATACACTATAACAGATATAAATAATAAAATTAATAATAAAAACGTAGTTATAGTTACCTCAAAAATATATGTCTCAAACAATTCCCTTTCTTACGCAAATACTAGAAGTATATACACACCAGATGAGAGATTTATACAAACGATGAATACAATTAATAGCATAAAACAATATATACCAGATTCTTTCATTATTTTATTCGACAATTCTGTTTTTGAAAATACTAACTATTTTGATCAAATAAAAGACAATGTTGATATATTTTTAAATATTACAGACAACTATTTGTTAAATTATTATACTGACGACTGTGAATTCAAAGCTTTTGCCGAAATAAGTCAAATCCTTGAAATTTATAAAATTTTGTTCAGCAAATTTGATTTCAATAATATTAACCAGTTTTTTAAGATAACAGGAAGGTATGTTATTAATAATCAATTTAATTTCAATCAATATAACAATACAAAAAATATTATTAAGAAAAACTTTAATGTAACTGACAGAAACTACTGGTACACGTGCTTCTATAAAATAAATAAAAATTTCATTGATACCTATTTCGTAAGACTGAAAAATATATTAAAGGATAAAAATAAATATGAAAATATGGATCTAGAAGTTATATTTTCTACAATTTTTAAAGATGATTTTACTTTTACAAATAATTTGGGCGTAACCCAAAATATTGCTGTATGGAATGAAATTAATAGTATTTAGTTAGCAGAAGAATAAATTTATATTATAAAATAATTATATAAATTTATGAGTAAAACATTGATAGGAAAAAACAAATATTTATAAACTATGCAAATCTATAATTTTCGTTTTGCAGTATTTTAGCTTTTTACATATACAATAAAGTAGATGGTTTTTTTAAATAAGTATGATGTATTTTAATAACCACACTAAATGAACTTATTCCAGAACCGACAAACAAATTACTATCAAACGATATTAATAAATCTATTATAGCAACAAGCTCCCTATTATTTAAATAATATTCATCTAAATTTATATTTTTTTTATCGCACAGTAATTTATTACTATGTTTTATATGTTTATAATATTCCAAATTAATTTGGTTATCAAAATCTGATATACCAGAGCAAATATATATTGGTTGTTGTTGTTGAGAAACACTGAATAATTGATTATCATAAAAATTTTTTAATCTTTCATTATAATCGTGCTTTGTTAGATTATAACAACTCGCAAAATGTTCTATAGCATCATCCTCTATTCTTAAATGAAAACAACTAAAGTTAGATAAATTTAACGACTGTTTGATATAATTTTTTAATTGATAAAATTTTTCGTGAAATACGATATTATTCATAATATAATAATATAAATTATCATCATTGTAGTTTTCCCAATTATAACCAAATGATTTATTTATATCTAACGAAACAATATTACCCAAATATATTATTTCCATATGCCTATTTGATTCAATATCATCATTAATGTAAGTATTCTCCGGTATTCTCTCGTAATCTAGATTTGGCAAGCGATAATTAAATAAATTATTAGTAATATTTATATCTAAAGTATGAAGTATTCTAATTTGCGTTTTCAAAACATTTTCTAAAAAAAAATTTATCTTATTTATATCTAATATGGAGTTTATATCTGTTAATCTGTTACTTTTCAGATCAATTTGAAAATTATCTATATATATATTTCTGTTATACTTTATTGATAATAATAATCCTTTTACAATTGTTTGTAGTTGATTACATAATCCTAATCTTGGCGAAATTATAAACATAATTATATATTATTATTATAATTATATTTATATTTATATTATTTACAAAATATATTTATAATGATTTAGTAAGTAAAATAAATCCAAGCTTTGTCTTTAAATTTAGAGCCAAAAGATTTTTAAGATAATAATTATTTAATTATTTATTTGATAAATAGGCATTTGATGCAAGTGGTCCATCATCTTGAAATTCTCCTGTTAATGTGGTTCGCATAGGATATTTTGGTAAAAACGGTAACACCCCTATACTAGGATTGAATTTTTTGTTATACAACTCCATTCCTGCTTTAAAGCTGTCTGTCCATTGGTCGACACCCTTAAAATATGTGGGAGGATCTAAATTTTCACCTTTATCATATAATTTGGCCTGAGTACCTATATCTGTTGTTAGGTTTGAATATGTAGGGGTAAAACTAGCCGTTAATTTACCTGCATCGTTTTGTCCACGAATATCAATCAATTCATTCTTGGGGATAGATACTTTGGGTTGACAGCCAAAACAATCAACATCAGTCGAACATTGTTCGCCTGTTTTAGAACAACGTGCTAACGGGCCACACATATTTTCACAACTGACCGGATTATTTATAGGCAAATCTACAGTGTGACTTGTACCTGGAGCACCAATGTCTATATCAAATCCTTCTATATTCCGACATTTCTTTGTTTTTATCAAATAATTACCCCATTTTATAATACCGACAAAAAGAAATATTGAAATCAACAACAAAAATATATTTAATACTGTTTTCAATTTAAGCTTCATCTTTTATATTATTATTTTAGATAAAATAATAATATTTCATAAATTTTTGTATTTTAATATAATATGTCGGACACAACGGATACTTCATTTATTGATAATAAAAAAAATACCAATTCATCAGATTCATCAGATTCATCAATGTCTACATCGGATGCAATAAATAATAGCGGTGGGTTTTTTTTTA